TGGTTCCTGGACCGAGGCACAGGAAAAGAAGATACTCGCCACCTTCGATCCGATTGCCGGAATGGCGCAGACAGATAAGGAGGCGCTGGATGCGTTGTTGCGAGATGTGGAGGCGAGTGATCCTGACGTGATGGCGATGTTGTCGGAGATGGCGGAAGGGGATTTGGGAGAAGCAGTTGCCCGGAATGAACAAACCCAACTCGGGAATATGGATGATGTGGACAATGAGCGCCAACTTGGCGCTAGAATGCACCTTGTAAAATTGGCACTGTATGTACCTCAGGTGGCAGTTGTGGAAAAGGCACTATTGACAACTGGGAACCGCAATCGTGGCGAGGCACTGATGGAGATATGCGAGGCGTATTTGGGTGAAAAAGGACAATTTGACATTGGCTTACAAGATCTCTCTGAGGATAAACTTGCTTAAAGAGATCGACAATCCAGTTGTGATGGAAACGCATGGGGGATGGGGTGATGTCTGGTCCCACTGCTATTCACACATAACAGATGGCGTTGTGTTTGAAAAACTGCCTGACAGAGCGGAGGCATTAGCAATGCAGCGTCCCGAATGGGCCGTGTATGAGTGTGATTGCGAACACGCTATTCGGGATGGAGTTGGGTTTCACCTACCGGTCAACTTCATCGACTTGGACCCATACGGGCAACCGTGGCCCGTGATTGACGCCATCTTTTTAGCGGAGCGTGAATGGCCGCCGGTGTTAGCGATTGTCGTAAATGACGGGTTACGCGTCGGGATTAAAAACCAAACAGCCTGGAAAATGTCGTCTATGGAAAGTGTGGTGCAACGGCATGGGCTAGCTTTTATCTACAAAAATTATATAGCCGTGTGTCAGGAACTACTGACAGAAAAAGCGGGCCAGGCTGGCTATCACCTGACCCGCTGGGCTGGCTATTATTGCGGTGTAGGCAAAAATATGACCCACTACGCTGCCATTCTGAGGTTGGATTGAAAATGCGGATCGAGCAAGTGTTTCGCCAAATCGTCTTTGATGTAATAGGGATTACCGACGGTTTCCAGCAAGTCTACCACGTCTTGGGCAAAGCCGGGCCAATTGATCGTCTTAGCGTGGGGGTGGTGATTAAGGGTTCCGACTTTGTACAGGTCAACAAACTGATGCGTCTGGCGAATGATGTCCAGCGATTGCTGGGGGTCAAGTACAGGCTCCAGGCTAACCCAGGTGGGGATGCCGGCGGCGTGAAACTGGCGGATGGCAGCGATACGGTCATGGGGCAATGCGGCACCCGGTTCCCACTTGGCCGAGGTAACAGGATCGAGAAGTGTCATAGTCGTGGCGTAGGCATCTCGGTCGGTGAACAGGTCCAGGTCACGCAGCGCCCGGCTGCCCCCCTTGGTCAACACCTGAATGGGGATGTTGTGTGCGTGCAGGATTTCGATGGTGCGGCGGGTGTGGGCCAGCTTGACATCCAGCGATTGGTAGGGGTCCGTGGTGAAGCACAGCAGTACCCGGTCTGCCGAGTTGGCAAACTTGAGGGCGTCTTTCTCGAGCTGTGCGAAAAAGTTCTTGCGTGGTTTGGGATTGGCAAAGTCGAGGCGTTTCTTGAACGTGGCGTCGGGCGCATAGCAGTAAACGCACCTGTGGTCGCAGCCCCCATAGATGTTGCACGCCAGGGCGGCGTATTCTCTGGCGCGGCCTCGTGGTTCATAGATTACTGACATTTAGGGCTCCTTTTGTGAGCTATCCTATAATTGTGTAGACTTATGCAGACTTGTATAGATATTATACCACAAAATCCACGTTCTTGTCTACATAGATTTTCATAGAGTAGCCGGTAAATATACGGGTATTGACCAAGCGGGAAGAGGATTAACCAATGGAACCACTAGAGCGACAACCGAAGGAGTCAAAACGAGCCAACCAGGCGCTGCGAGATTACGCCCATATGGGGATGGGGCGCAGTCTGCGGGCCTTACATAATCTCTATTTGCGCCAGGCTAGTGAGAGGCTAGCATATAAGCCACCATCAACTAAGCTGCAAACAGTCTTCGGATGGTCGATGAAGTTTAACTGGCAGAACCGTATCCGGGATTGGGAACAAGACAATCAGCGGGAAGAAATGACCGCCTACGAACAGGAGCGCAAAGAGGATCGGGCCGCTCGCATCGGCCTGCTCAAAGCGACACGGGGTAAACTTGTTCAACGCCTGGACAAGATCGAACCGCAGGATATGGAATGGCAGCAGGTGTTGACCGGCGTTCGGATGGTGATCAGCGAACTTCGCAAGGAATACGACGATGAGCCTATCCTCCGGGTCGCCAAGAAGATCGCCAATATGGACGATGACGAATTGCTCAAATTCATTCAGGACAAGAGACCGCTGGACGACGAGGATGAAGATGGCGAATGAGCAGCGACACGCTCACCAAACTGGCGCTGGCCGTACAGGAGGCCAAACGAAGGGGGCTGCTTGGGCACGACCGCACCAAGCCCAAGCTAGACATTCTCACCTACTTCGACCGGCCAGCTCAGTTTGTACTAGATTGTATCAAGTGGCCGGATGGCAAGGAGCCTGCGGCGTACCAATTGGAATTGCTCAACGCACTCACAGCCCACAGGCGTGTGGCCTCTCGTGGTCCTCACGGTATCGGAAAGACAACGGTCGCCGCGTTGGCGCTCTTGTGGTTTGCGCTCACACGGGACGCAGCTGCGACCAACTGGAAAGTTGTAACCACGGCCTCCGCTTGGCGACAACTTACAAAATTCTTATGGCCCGAAGTGCACAAATGGAAACGTCATATCCGCTGGTCGCATATTGGTCGGCCAATGCCGGGGTGGCGTGAAATGGGCATTCAATCGATGAAATTAACTTATGGGCAAGCATTCCCGGTTGCGTCATCTGATCCTGGCAAGATTGAGGGTGCGCACGAGGACCAAATGCTTTATATTTTTGATGAGGCGAAGATGATTAGTAATGCGACCTTTGATGCGGCTGAGGGTGCGTTTGCCAGTGGGCAGGCGTACGCATTGGCCATCAGTACGCCAGGGGACGCCAGTGGGCGGTTCTTCGAGATCCACAAACGGGCTCCTGGATTTGAGGATTGGTGGGTGCGCCACGTCACGTTGGCCGAAGCGATCCAGGCGGAGCGGGTTAATCCGGTCTGGGCAGACCAACGCCGACAGCAGTGGGGGGAAGCCTCCTCCGTCTACAAGAACCGGGTGCTGGGTGAATTTGCAGCGTCGCAGGAACGGGGCACTATTCCGCTGGAGTGGGTCGAGCTTGCCAATGAACGATGGGCCACATTCCAAGAGAAACGGGAAGAGATGACCAGCCGTGACGCTCTTCACTTGACGTGCCTCGGTGTCGATGTGGGGCACGGCGGATTAACCAATGATGCGGCGTCAATCGCCCGCTGCTACAACGGACATATCATTGACGATGTATCGGAGGCGCCGATAACCGATCCTCGTATCGCTACAATGGAATTGGTCGGGCACGTCGGTGCTCTGTTGGGTTTGCACAAGGGGGCGGAAGCGATTGTCGATGTGATCGGCCTGGGCGATGGTGTCTATGCTCGCCTGCTAGAACAGGGGTATCGGGCGCGAGGTCATAATGCTAGTTTCAAAACGGCATTCACCGATGTCTCCGGGATGTTTGGCTTCGAGAATTGGCGATCTGCTGGCTGGTGGTTACTGCGGGAATTACTCGATCCAACAAACAAATTCGAGATCGCTTTGCCGCCGAATGACCGGCTCATTGGCGAACTGGTAACGCCCCAGTTTAGCTACACATCAGCATCGAAGATCCGCATTGAGGGCAAAGACACAATTCGCAAACGGTTGAGCGGGCACAGCACCGATTATGCAGATGCCGTGATACACGCTCTGATTGGACCACTACTCTGTGACGAACGTGAGAACGAATTAGCCGGTATCCAAACACGCACGCAGGTGTTGGAACCACGGCAACGATATTAGGAGGTTGGCAATGTTTCAACGATTGGGGAAATGGATACTTCGTGAAGATTTGAGGCAGATAGACAATTCGCTCAATATCCTCAAAGAAGCATATTTGGACGGGCCTTGGATCATGCCACCGAGTGCAGTGGTGGACCGGTTACAGGCCGAAGGTGGGCCGGTCACTGTTGGAGAAGGTTGGTCCGCTTTACAGGTGGACCTTCTCTCGCAACTGGGCTACGTGTCGGGGGCAGCCGGCTCCGACTATGAACGAACGCTGGTGGTTCAATCGTCTCGCCGTCTGTGGCGTTATGACGTGCACACTCAGTGGGCGATCTGGCTCTGGACCTATTACGGGTTTGGTCGACAGATCAATGTCACCTTCACTGAGCCCGAGGATAATGAGACCTTTGACGCTTTCTGGGAAGCCGACGAAAACCAGCCTGTGCTTGGGGTCGTGGCCTTACCGCAGTTATCGCATCGGTTGTTGGTCGATGGTGAGTTTGGCCTTATGTATTTCACGTCTTCCCTGGATGGCAAGACCATCATTAGGCTGGTGATGACAGACGATATTCGAGAGATTGTTTATGACCAAGAAGACAAAGCGGTGCCAATCTTCTACAAGATATCCCTGGGGGATACTGTCGGGGAAGTCTACGTAGCAGATACGCTGCACCGGATGTTGCAGAATGCCAATGGGAAAGAGCCCGCCTATGAACAACTCCCTGAGGGGGCAATAAACGGAGACAGCCTTCGTTCGTATACAATCGCCTCTATGCAACTTCTGACGTTCAATCGCAAAGATATGTTTTCCGCACGAGGTTGGCCACTGGCAACTGCCGGGGCTCCGTGGTTGCGAACATACAAAGCCTTTATGGAGGATCGTGCCACGCTGGCGGCTGCGATTGCTCAGATTGCATACAAGGCGAAAGTTAAAGGTGGCTCGCGTGGCGTCGAGGCTGTCCGCGCTAAACTAGACTCAATCCTCAATCCGGCCGGAACGGGTGATGGCAGCTACGCTCCGTCTCGCGCAGCCGGGGGGGTCCACGTTGAGAACGAAGCAATGGATTTGCAGAAGCTCCAATTTGGAACCGGGGCAAGTGACGCCAAGGCGGATGGCGAAGGTCTTCTGACAGTGGCCTCGCTAGGGCTTGGACTGTTCCCCCACTACATGGGGGCCGGTGATGCGTTCCGGCTGGCCACGGCGACGGCGATGGAAATGCCTTTGCTGAGACAGTGGACCGCATATCAGGACTTTTGGTCGGCTCAATTCGGGGCGGTGGGGCGGTACGTGATATGGGCCAAGGACAGCCTGGGCGGGAAGGCTGCAAAGACTGCCTCCGTGGCTCGAACCGACATATCCGTGACAACAGATCGGCTGCTGGATCTTGACACGGCAGAACTGGCTACAGCCGTTTCGTCCCTAGTGCGTGATACGATAATCCCGATGGTTGGCATTATCCCGACTGAGACGGTCCAGCGCCTTGTCGCTTCGATCTGGAAAATGATGTTCCAATCGTTTGGCGTTCCAAACGCTGATGATCTCACATCGGACATAGCCTTTGGCGTGACTGAGGTCGCCGAAACGGAACGCATCTCTGAGTTACTCCGGGGGCACGTTCCTGAAGAAGTGCTGCGCCAATGCCCGTTCCCAGATTGTAACGGGGATGTTTCACTTTTGTACGAGGGCCACAAGGGG